TGGGCGTTTAATGCGTCATCGGTCACGCGCCCTACATCTTGGTATATTGGTCTGTTTACGTCCGATCCGGGCGAGGCGCAGGGCGGCACTGAGTTATCTGGCAGTGCATATGCCCGTCAGTCTGCCACATTCACTGTGAGCGGCAATGCGGCGACAACCAGCAACGTAATTGAGTATCCATCGGCCACAGGCTCTTGGGGTACAATTACGCACATTGCGGTTTACGACGCCTTAACTGGCGGCAATCAGATTGCATACGCTGCTCTGACGGCATCAAAAACAATTGACACTGCTGACATTCTTCGCATCCCAGCGGGCGACATTGATATAACACTAGACTGAGGTGACGCATGGCGACCATAGTAACGCGATCCGGCAAAGGCTCGTCATTAACTCACACAGAAGTTGACGCAAACTTCACCAATTTGAACGCAGACAAGCTGGAGCTTGCTGGCGGCACAATGTCTGGTGACTTGGCCTTCGGTGACAGCGACAAGGCCATCTTCGGCGCTGGGTCTGATTTGCAGATTTACCATGATGGGTCTAATAGTTATGTTACAGACACTGGCACTGGCGATCTAATTATTGACAGCAACGGTAACGCAATACGCCTAAAGGGTACTAATGGCGAAAACATGATTGTTGCGGACACTGATGCTAGTGCAAAGCTGTTTTACAATGGCTCACAAAAACTAGCCACCACGTCCACAGGTGTAAACGTCACTGGGACTATCACCGTCACTGGTACAGTTGACGGACGTGACGTAGCTACGGACGGTACAAAGCTAGACGGCATTGAAGCAGGTGCCACAGCAGACCAGACTGCTGCACAGCTACTCACAGCCATCAAGACTGTAGACGGTGTAGACTCTGGCCTAGATGCTGATTTGTTAGACGGTTTGCACGAAAGTACTTTCATGCGCCGAAGTGCAAACTCTGGCCTAGATATGAATAACAACAACATCACAGATGTAGAAGACATATACCTTCAAGACAAGATATACCACGATGGTGATACCGACACATATATGCAGTTTCACGCAGGAAATCAGTGGCGTGTTGTAACAGGTGGGTCGGAGCGTTTTGAGGTAAATAACACACAGATCACCTCTACTGAACCTGTTCATGCACCTAGTTTCCACGGCGATGGCTCTGGGCTTACTGGTGCTGGTGGGCTTCAGTTCATATCCACAATTGACCTAGCTTCTGACGCATACGCAGTATTCACTGGGTTTGACGGTTCAAAGTATGATTCTTACAAGTTTGTCTACTCCAACGTAATTCCGAGCGTAGACGGAGCGTTGGATTTTCAGTTTAGTTCAAACGGCGGTGTGTCTTACGACACAGGTTCTTCAGACTACAAATATCTTCGTATGGCGGTGGTACAAGACGTATCCACTGTTCAAAAATCTTACGCTGTAGCGGGAATGATCCGCACAATTGCGTACGCTATAGGCAGCGCTGCGAATGAACACGGTAGTAGTGGGGAGGTAAATATCTATGGCGCACACTTAGCTAAACGTACACTGGTATCTTCCACACAAACTGGGTTGAGTAACGTCGGTTCTCTCATGGGAACAAACGTATTTGCTTTAAGAAATTCCGCAGTAGCTAATAACGCAATTCGTTTCTTTCCCTCAAGCGGCAATCTGGAGTCTGGAACAATCACAATGTACGGGATGGTGAACTCATAATGGCAAGATATAAAAACGTAGACGGCGTGCGTATCCAGATGACGCCACAAGAGGACGCTGAAGTACAAGTGCGTGAAGCAGCTTGGGAGGCAGAGGCGGATGTCCGTAAAGCAGAGGAGGTTCGTAACGAACGTGATGCTTTTCTTACAGAGGTAGATGCTGTCGCTGGCAATGCCTTACGCTGGGCTGCACTTGATGCTGATACTCAAGCTGCTTGGGCCACCTACCGACAGGCTCTCTTGGATGTACCGCAGCAGTCTGGGTTCCCTAACAGTGTTGCGTGGCCGCAGGAGCCTTCTGGACAATGACGGAAACATATTACGTTGAGCCTGACTACTGGATTTCCGGCTATGCTCAGGGTGATATATTCGAGGCAAGCGCCGTCGTGTCTTCGGACATGACTGCGACTGCTGGTGCTTCGCGCGTGCAGAGCGTTGCTGGCGTGGCATCAGCGGCACTAACTGCAACTGCGCTGGCGACACGCATACAGCACGGTGCATCCTCTATACTGAGCGCACTAACGACATCTTCACATGCTGTTTCAGTGCAAAACGCTGCATCTCAACTGGCCGCATCGTTATCAGCGTCAGCTATCGCTAGAAGAGTTCGGGATAGTAGTGCATCTGCTGCGTTTTCTGTTATAGTGTCTGCAAATGCACGTTTCTTGTGGGAGCCTGAACCTTCCGCAATAGACATTTGGACAGAGCAGGGCCAAGCAAGCTCAACATGGGTTGGCGTTAGCGGGGCTTCAGCGAATTGGACGGAACAAGGCCAAGCAAGCTCAACATGGGTTGACGCAGGCAAGGCAACAACGATTTGGGTGGAAGAATAGATGGCTAACACAACAAACCAAGGCTGGGCCAAGCCCACCATCGGCGGCTCCGCTGACACATGGGGTCAAACCGTAAACGACGCAATTGACGCGATTGATACGCTGGTCGGAAGTGTAACTGCTGCTGAGGTTGCAAGGCTTGATGGCCTAACAGCATCAACAGCCGAGCTTAACAAGTTGGACGGCGTAACTGCGACTACCACCGAAATTAACCGAGTTGACGGCGTAACGAGCAACATCCAAACGCAGCTTGACGCCAAGGCAGCACTGGCGGGTTCATCTGGCCAGTCTTTCTCAACGTCAACCCTTGACGCTACTACCGTAGATTTAGGCGCTTGGACTGTCACCCAATCTGGAACAGATTTAAAGTTTGCTTATAACGGCACAAACCGAATGAAGCTGGACGCTTCTGGAAACTTAACCGTAGAAGGCAACGTCACAGCTTACGGTGATGCATAATGGCTATTCAATCATCAGGGGCAATAACCCTGCAAGATATTGAGGATGAGTTTGGTGGCACGGGTTCCATCAGCCTATCCGAGTATTATAGGGACGGCGCTTATGTAACGTCAAATAACACGTCTGTTCCGACGAGCGGTTCTGTTAGCTTGTCTAACTTTTATGGTGCCGCAAATGAGTTTTCATTTAATATTACGAGCAGTGCTGAAAACGCAAACATCCGTACTCTGGCTATAGCGGCAGGCTGGAATGGTTCAGCGCCTCTAGTTGCTAACGTGAACTCTAATATTTACCTTTGGTCAGACTCCACTTCTACTGGTGGCGCTATTATCGCAGGCTCTTTTGCTGGTGGTTTAACCCTTAACAACTATGGCTACATCATAGGTAGGGGCGGCAACGGCGATGGTAGCGGCGCTGGTGGTAATGGTGGGCCTGCCCTGACTGTTGCCTCTTCTGGGGTTTCGGTAGTTAATGCGTCTGGCGCTTACATCGCTGGCGGCGGCGGCGGTGGTGGTGGTTATGACAACGGCCTTGGCGGTAATTCTCAAACTAATGGGTATGGCGGCGGCGGTGCTGGCGGCGGCGAAGGTTTCGGCGGTGGCGGCGCTGGTGGAGCTATTGGAGCTTTAGGCGCAAACGGTACGGCGTCAAGTAGCCGAGACGAAGCGTTTGCTGCTGGCCAAGGTGGCGGCGCTGGTGGCGGCGGTGGTGGTTTCATCAGCAGAAACTCAGGTTCAACTACCGAGGGTGCTGGCGGCGGTGGTCGCCAATTGCCGGGTACTGGTGGTGCGTCGGGCCTATTGGGCGGCTCCACTGCTGGCGGTTCAGCAGGTAGTGCCGCAGCTAATGCTGTCAGAGGCGGCGGCGGCGGCGGCTGGGGTGCTAAAGGCGGGAACGGCGGCGGTGGTAGCGGCGGCGCGGGCGGTGCGGCTATCTCAGGAACGGCCGTGACGTTGACAAACAACGGTACAATATACGGAAGCACATAATGGCACTTATTCCACTTAAAGTACCCGCTGGGTTTTACCGAAATGGCACCGATCTTGATGCTGCTGGTCGCTGGCGGGACGGCAGCTTGGTTCGTTGGCGTGACGGCTCTCTGCGACCGATCGGTGGTTGGCAAAACCGAAAGACTGGCTTCAGCACAGACCCGATACGCGGCATGCACTCTTGGGAGGCCAACGATGGCACGGCTTGGCTTGCAGGCGGATCGCACACTGAGTTAAACGTAATGACTGGCTCAAACACGGTTTACGACATCTCTCCATCTGACTTGGCTACTGGCCGTGCAGACGCAGAGGTTGAGACTGGTTACGGTTATGGCTTTTACGGCACTGGCTTTTACGGCACGCCTCGACCTGACTACGGAAACTACTCAGAGGCAACGACGTGGAGTCTAGACAACTGGGGCGAGTACCTTGTTGCCTGCAATACGGATGATGGCAGATTGCTTGAGTGGCAGCTAAACACTGGCACAGATGCGGTGGCAATTGCCAACGCGCCTACGTCCAACTCAAGTCTTATCGTGACTGAAGAGCGCTTTATTTTTGCTCTTGGCTCTGGTGGCAATCCTCGCAAGATTTCGTGGTGCGACAGAGAAGATAATACACTGTGGGCTGCCGCTGCGACTAATGAAGCGGGCGATATTGAGCTGCAAACCTCTGGGCAGATTATGCTGGCCACTCGCACTAAGGGTCAGACGCTCATCTTAACTGACGTAGACTGTCACAGTGCCTTGTATCAGGGTCCGCCATACGTTTATGGCTTTACGAGGGTAGGTACGTCCTGCGGGGCTATTTCACGGCGCTGTGCGGCTGATGTGGACGTTGGCGTATTCTGGATGGGTCAGCGTGGCTTTTACATGTTTGACGGCAACTCAGTAAATGAGCTTCCGTGTGAAGTGCATGACTACGTTTTCAGCGACATGAACACTGCGCAGCAAAGCAAGATTTGGGCGCTTAGCAATGGTCAATTCGGCGAAGTTTGGTGGTTCTACTGTTCTGGCGATAGCCTCGAAATCGACAGGTATGTTGCCTTTGACTACAAAGAGCAGCACTGGTTGATCGGAAACCTTGACCGCACATCCGGCGTTCAGCGCGGTGTGTTCAAATACCCGTTTATGACGACAGCCGCATCTGACCTTAAAGAGCATGAGGTGGGGTTGAATGTTGACGGTGAGCGCATTTTTGCAGAGACTGGGCCAATCTCAATTGGTTCTGGGGATCAGGTTATGAGTGTTACGCAGCTTATTCCTGATGAGCAGTCTCAGGGTGACGTTGATGTGTCGTTTAAGACGCGCTTCCACCCGAATGACGTTGAGCGTACATACGGGCCATATGACCCAAACAACCCAACGTCAGTCAGGTTTAGCGGTCGACAAATGCGGATGCTGGTCGAGGGTGACCGTCTCGCCCACTGGAAGGTTGGTACAATGCGTGTTGACGCAAAGCCGATGGGTAAACGCTAATGGCGGCCCCTGTACTCCCGCCACTTGGCCCAGATTGGAAACAGTGGGGCAGGCAGCTTTCCAGCTACCTATCCCGACAGCTTCCTCGGCTATTCACAAAGTCTGCTGACGACAACCCGTCTGAGAACGGCATCTTGCTTTGGGATGAGGTTGCTGGCTATCCAGTGGTCTCAAAGAATGGCGAGTGGCGTCAGGTTGTACTTGAGGATGGCCACGCAGATTACATCATTACGGCAGATGTAACGGCGGCTGCGACCAATACGGCCTACAAGCTGACGTATGATGCGATGTCGCACAATCACGGGATTACTTTGGGTACACCAGCGTCTCGCATTGTTTTTGAAGAGGGTGGGCAGTACGTGCTGTCATTCTCAGCGCAGGTTTCATCTACTTCTGGCAGCACGGTTCACTTTTACTTCTGGCCGAGCATTAACGGTATTAACGTGGACGACAGCGCAATGACAACAGCGCTCCATCAAAACAATGCAACGATGGTCACGTCAAGGACGCAGGTGTTTACTTTAGCCGCTGGTGATTACCTTGAGGTAAATTGGATGGTTGATAACGTAAATGGTTTTTTAAATTACACGGCTGCGGCGTCACCTCGCCCTGCTTTGCCAGCTTCAACTTTATCAATAACGAGGCTACATGGATAACGAGCTAGAACGCTGCAAGCCTTGGATTGAGGCTGCTCTGGAATACTCCGGCGGCACTCACGACTTTGACGATATTGTTGAGGGATTGCATAAAGGTGTGATGCAATTATGGCCTACACCAAGGGGGTGTATCGTGACTGAAATCGTGATATACCCGAAGAAGAAGGTGCTTAACGTATTCTTGGGTGGCGGCGAGCTGGATCAAATTATGGAAATGCACGAGAGTGTAATAGAGTGGGCGAAGGCGCAGGGCTGCAAGGCTCTAACAATGACTGGGCGCTTCGGCTGGAAGAAACCACTGGCGGTACACGGCTGGAAGCCGTTGCACGCTTCATATGTTAAGGATTTTGAATAATGTCAGGCGGAAAAGGCGGGTCACAAACTTCACAAGTCACTGTACCCCAGTACATTGAGGACGCAGCAAGGGCCAACTTGAGCCGAGCTGGTGACGTGGCTAACATTGGCCCAATTCGTTATGAAGGCCCAGATGTTGCAGCGTACTCACCAATGCAGATGGCAGCGGCTCGCGGACTTTCGGACACAGCAAGCGCGTTCGGTGTTGCAGGCGGCGGCATGTCCGACCAAGATTTGCGTGGCGGTATGCCTGAGCCTACAGAGTTTGCGGGCGGCGTTCGCGGTTACTCATCTGCACCGATGTACGATGAATCATTAGCGGCCCTGAAGGCTAGCAGCCCCGGACAGTACGACTTCATCAACAGCCTGTATATTGACCCAGTAACGGGTGAGCTTGGCAGTCGTGCAGGCTCACAAGCGCCAGCACCTCAAGGAGTTGGATTGGGTACTACGAACTATAATGGCGGCGGCGGCTCATCAACTATGGACGAGGCAATCGCTATGGCGCAGGCGTCTCGAAGAGCGGGCGGTCAAGCCAATCAGGGCGGCGGATTTTTCAGTTCAATTGGCGACATCTTGACCGACGCTACAGACGGCGGCGGCATGGGTGCTTCTAAGGGCGCACACAAGGGTTTGGGCGTGTACTCTGGAATCGCCAATTTGCTTGGAGGTAAGAACTAATGGCAGGCTCAGGAACAGGCGGAAAAGGCGGAGTTGCAGGCGCACCAGCAGGCGGAGCGCCAACTGGCGGCACGTACCAGCCACTGGCCCCGCAGGGTAACTTCAATGTAAACCAAGCAGCGGCTGGCGGATTGCAGCAGGCTATGCAGGGTACTCAGGCGGCAATGGCTGGGCCAAACGTGGGTGCATTTATGAACCCATACACAAGCATGGTTACAGGCAACGCGCTGAATGACC